ATGATTAATACAACCCGCTGAAACTATATTAGTAGATGATCGTGGATCAAATTTGATATCAGAAGATTCTCCTGCACCAAATTTCATATCCTGTCCAACTGTAATTTCTTTCTTATTAATTTGTGCAGTTTTAAAACTTGTAGCAGACATCAAAAGTTCTGCACCAGCTTGAATTTTTATATTCTGTCCTTTTATAATAAACTCGTCTGTTGCTTGTATGTAAATTTTAGTTGCTTTTATGTAACGTGTACTACCTTTACATTCTTCTACAACGTCTCCATACGCTAGAACGTTAAGTGCTTGTCCTTCGTTCTCACTACCACCAATATTATACTGTATATTTGATCTACCTTGATGTAATTGTTGTTGACCTTGTGTTTTAATACCAAGAATTCCACTACCAGCAATATTTGTATTCAAAGGTCCTGTTTTTATTTTAATACTACCTTTGTTATCCATAACAATTGCAGTATTACCACCTCTAGGTCCTTGTATTCTTAAAGCACCACCTGTATTATCAGGCAATAACCTTTCATACAACATGGATCTAGTTTTATATCCTTTCAATAAAACATTGAACGTAGGATTATCATCAAGAGACTGCGACTGATCAGGACTAGTCTGTTTGAAAATACTATCTGGATAAGTAGATGCAGGAAATTCTAGTGTCATGGGCAATCAATATATTTACCAGTACCAATCTTAGTAGCACCAACTTCAGTAAGTGCTGCAGTATCTAGACATGATAGTGATGGAAGTAATCTAGCACCATATCCCCCTCCACCAACAAGTTCTATCTTAGGTAATCTTTCAAAATTTATTGTTCTATTTAATACACGTGCTCCTATTACAAAACCATCTTCGTTAATTACTGCCTCAGCAATACCAAGTTCTCCATCAACATACATTTCTGGAGCACTCTGATATCCTATACCAGGACTGAGAATAGTAAATGCGTCAATAATACATCTAACATTTTTATCTACAGCAAGATTTTTCTTATAACCGAAACCAGATGATTGAATTCTAATTTCTGTCACAAATCCATTGTCATCTAATAGTGCTGTAGCAGTAGCACCAACACCTTCTCCAGAAACAAAAACAACTGGAGGTTCTGCAAATGCATCACCAGTGTTATCTACAGGAATTTCAATTATACCTCCAGCACCATCAGTTATAATATTACCAGAATTTACAATAGGTAATCTAAATTCTTGGAATACAGTTGATAAGTCATCTCCAACTCCTATGTCATTATCACCTACTGTTTGATCATCAGGTGCAGTAATAAGAACATCTACAAACGCACCAGTTCCATTAATAGTAAATCTCAATGTCTCTTCATCTTCTATAGTAGAATCTTCTCTAATACCAACAGTAACCAACGCTTGATTATCTTGAACTACAAATTCTCCAGTCAATTTCTGTCCAACAATATCTCCATTTGTAATACCTTCACCAGATAGAGTATAGTAAAGTATAGTTCCATTAGTAATATTTGTTGTTACGATAGTGTATATAATGAATTCATCTTCTGGGCATGTGGTTCTATTTGCAGTAACCTGATATGTTGGAGTTCCATCATCTGAAGGAGTTTCTCCAGTTGGAGTGCCATCTGGATCTGGTATTTCTATAGGTTCAAATGGATCTACATCAGTAGGACTGTAAGGATCATATGGTTCTTTAAGATCTTTTTCAATAATTGTACATTTACCAATATTTTTCTTAAATTTAATTTCATACTTACCATTCTCAGGAGAGTTATTTGTCATTTTAATAAACAAACTTTCATTATCATCAGTTTCATTATCAACTAATGTTTGAACTTCAATTGTTTTTTGAGTTTCACCTGGTGTAAATCCTAATATATCGTCTACTTCAAGATAATCTTTTCCAGCAGTTGCACTTCCTTGATTTCCAAGTGTTTTAATTGTTACAGATGATGCTATATTAGTAGATCCAGATCTAGTCACTGTAAATACTGCTAAATCACCTTCGTTAACTTCAATATCGTCTATATCGTATACAATTTTTGGTGCACTTGTATCTGTGCCAGTTTTTGGAACTCCACCAGCAAATCCAACAGTAGTTATTTCTAATGGTTTTCCTGTATACGCCTCATCACAAACATACTGTGTATAATCAGCAGGAGTGTCTCCAAATAAATTATCAATACTCTCCAATAATTTATCTAAGAAATCATCTTTATCATCCCCTGACTTTGCTCCATCTGTACATACTTTTGAATTTGATGCACATGATGTGTCAACACCTGTACATGATATTCCTAAAAGATTTAAAATATAGTTAATTGCATTACCAATCATGTTAAGTGGAGCAGCAATAGCACCTAGAATATCTTGTAGAGGACCTAAAATGCTCTCTAGTAATTGATTCATCAATTGGTATATTTTAGAAATAATTCCGTTTACTAACTCATCAAGTTGACATGCAGCAGCACGATAAATTTGATTAACATAATTCATTAAGAGATTTGTCAACCATTCTGCTAATTGAAGACCAAGATCTTCCATTTTACATCCAAGATCCTTTAGGAGTTTATTAAACCACTCTGTAACTGGAGTAAGAGCGTTTCCTTTCTCATCAGGACGTAATATTGCTTTTACTAATTTATTAACTCCTTTCTGTAATAATGAAATAACATATCCTTTTAATCTTGCTAAAAATTCTTGAACAACTCTTATTGCTTTGTTTACGTACTGTCTTGCTGTTCCAGACGAATTATAAAGTCCTCCTGTATACTTACTAACATAGTAATTACCAATATTACCATCACTTGCTTGAATGTCTGCAAGGAAATTTCCTATGACACTCGTCATTTGTCCTTTTAAATCATCTTTTTCACAAACTTCACCAGTTTCTTGACACCATTCCTCATCCTTGAGGTTATCCTTCATATTACCAGAGTCTACTCGCTCCTCCTTTGTTCCGTCTTTCTTTTCAATAACTGTTCCATCACTAGGACCTCCATTTTGTTTAGATGTATCACTTTTACTTGGATCACCGTCTGTTTTAGGGTCTATTTCAAATGGGGCAGTACGATCACCAGTTGCAAATCTTGAATCGGGATCGTCTTGCTGTATTGTGTTCTTTTCAACTGTAGCACCTGGTGTTTGTCCAATAGAACCCATAATTATAGGTTTTTGTCTATCAGTATCCAAATAAAAACCAACCACCCAACAACCTGGCGTTAACTGAGCAGCTGCACCAGTTATGTTACCAGGTGAGAATGGTTGATTGACAGGCATCATTACGTTAGCCCATGGCAAATCAGCAGTGGGAACTATCTCTCTTGACTTGGGGTGTTCACCCACAATCGCCACTTTATATCTGTAACCACCTTTATTATTTTTTTCGAGAGCAGAAGATGCCTCTATTTGTCCTACCCACCAAGCAAACCCATCCATTCCGATTCGCATACTTGGTGCGATACGTGCTAACGCCTCATCCATAGTTAATCGTCATATATTAGACACTCAGGTTCATCAGGGTGTACATCACAGAATACCTCTAATACATTAGGGTCATGATGATCTCCTGCTTCAATTTCTGACTTATGATGTTCTACATACTCTTCTAAATCATGCAACTCATCTTCAATGTGATGTCGCATGGGTTCTGATGTTTTAGGATCAGCAAGAATTTCTTTGTCGTGCTGAATATGGTCTTCAATTGTTTTCATTGTATTTTCCTCCGTACAGTATGTACATTATTATTTATTCTCCATGAGTTGACTGTAAGTCGGTCATTCCATAAGAATCTCTAAACAACTGTAGCACAGTTGTCATGTTTCCGTTACCTCCTGTTAACTTATCATACATATGTGATACTTCTCTAACCATATAAACTCCACTAGTTTCTTCATCAAATGGTTTTTCTTTTTTCAATTCATCTGCTAATTTGTTTGGAATAAGAATGTTTACCTTATCTCCTGCAGATATATGAGGATTACCAGGTATTGTAAATTTAGCTGTTTGATTTTGAAGTAAATCAAATCTAGCAGTAGTTTGTGCAGCATAATATTTTATCCAATCAGCATACTCTGATGGATTATCAGTTGCTGTAGAATCTGGGTCAGCAATGTCTGGGTCGTTGTACCATGCTTCATGATCTAATACTGCACTCATAACTCTTGATGGAGTTTCTGATAATTCCTCTTGATTAGTAGGTATTAAAGATATTGAGTCTTGACCTCCTAGATGTGACATAGCATCATAACTTGCTTGAATCTTATAAGTATATTCTTCATACTGTCCTGTGCTCATATTAAAAAATACAAGTACAGATGAATATTTTCCTTTCCTCAGTGAATGTAGTACATCAACCTCAGAAGCAAACTTAAAATTACTTACTACACCTCTTTGATCTTCACCATCACCTTTGTTAGCAATAACTTCTTTGTAAGGACCCCATGGTTTAGATCTTAAATCTTTTGCAGGAAATTCTTCTGTACCCTCTTTATAATTACCCTGTTTGTCAAGTTTTGGAAGAGAACATAACGCATCAACTGAATAAAAGTTAAATCCTCTAAGTGACTCCCAGAAAAAATATCCAGCAGTTCCTTTTATTTCGTTTTCTTTTCCAGATGTCTTCTTATTATCAAATGCACTTCCTTTTTCATTTTTTACTTTTTTTGTTTTTGTTTTTTTAGTTGTAAATGTTGCATTACCAGATATACTTCTCTTAGTCATATCTGCTATGATATCAAATGGTCTTCTTTTTGCTGGCAACATTTTTACAGAAAATTTACATGGTTCTACAAAAACTTCTTTACTAGATTTTAAATTTTCTCTAATTAATT